TGACGAAGCTGATTCACTTGGGCACGAAGGTATTATGATTCGTAAAGATTGTGAATACAAAGGTAAACGTTCTAATGATATTCTTAAAGTAAAGAAAATGCACGATGAAGAATATACAATAGTTGGATACGATTTCGGTGATCACAGAATCATAGAGAACGGTAGAGAAGTTAAACAAAGATTACTATCTCAGATATACATTGAGCACAAAGGAAACAGAGTTGGAGTTGGATCTGGGTTTTCTAAAGCTCAAAGAAAATACTATACCACTAACTTTGAAGAGTTAGATGGTAAGACCGTTACCATTCAATACTTTGAAGAAACGTTAAACGAAGATGGACTATATTCATTACGTTTCCCAGTTGTAAAACACATATACAACAACGGTAGAAATTGTTAATAACTTTTTCAAAATAGTCCCTAAAATATTTGGATAAGTCGTTTTTTATTCTTATATTTATATATAAATAATCACTAACAATTAACTCATGATAAATAAGAAAATTTTATACATCGATATGGATGGTGTCCTTTGCGACTTCGATAGCAAAGCGGCTTTAACACCAAAACACGTCAAAGATAAATACGGTGATAATCTTCACCGAGTTCCTGGATTCTATAGAGATCTCAAACCTCTGCCAGGAGCAATTGACGCTTTCAAAAAATTAAGCGAACACTATGATGTTTATATTGCTTCAACACCAAGTTGGAGTAATCCTTCATGCTGGATAGATAAGAGACTTTGGGTCCAACAATATCTTGGAGCTGATGCTTATAAGAAACTTATCCTCACAAGCAATAAAGGTTTACTTAAAGGCTGTGACGATGACGGGTTTGCTTATACCTTAATCGACGACAATACATGGAATGGAGTTTTAGATTTCACAGGAAATCACATACACTTCGGAACTGATGTTAATGCTATGAACTGGGACGATGTCCTTAAATTACTTTTACCGAATGTTTAGATCTTGGACTACAGAAGAAATACTATTACTAGATCAAGGAGTTAGATCTAGATTAACTACTGAAGATATTCACGCTTTGGCTGGAATGATTGATCGTTCATATCAAGCAACTAGAAAGAAGATTCTAGAGATTGCTAACATCATTCCATCTAGTAGATTGGTTGCTGTATTGAGAAGAAATGAGCAATTGACTTATGATGATACCTCAGACTTTCCCAAAGATATAGACCATAGTTATATACCACCTATCATATTCAATGACGTCCTTAAAATGCGTAAGAAGAAGCTTAAGCCTGGTGATATTATACTGATCAGGGATATAGATGAAATTAAGCATATGACCGAATTTGAAATGGATGGTGCATTCGAATATGCTAGTAAAAAGCTAACAGTTGGTTTGGTTTCTGGTAAATCTTTTTATGCTATAGAAGACGATAAGGATTATCCAATAAGGTTCCATTTGGATTTGGTAAAAGATATTTATTAATGAATATGCAAAGAGACAAAATTGATATATCACGTATGATAGAAATCTTCAACCGTATAGCATTGGAAGAGGGTTTCAAATTGATGGTGAATGAAGTTGATCCTCTACAATTCTTTAGCTCTAAGAAAAAGTTTTATAAGATGATAGATCACTTGATTGATCATTATATAGAATCTGAAGAATATGAGAAATGCTCCTTGCTCCTACAAGTCAAAAAGCAAAATGGTTGGGTAGACCCAGACATCGAAAAGGTTTTTACAAAATAACTCTCAAAATATTTGGATATGTCGATAAATTTAATTATATTAGCATATAATTTATTATTTCATAATAACTAACATACTATCATAATTAAATAAAAACAATTTATTTATTATTATATAATTCAAAGAATTACACAACACACAATGTGTTTAGTAAAAAAGGGATAAGCCGAAACCCTAAATAGTAGGCACACTTAAATATTTTTACAACATGCAAAAGCATAATAGAAAATTTCGTAGAGGAGGACCTGGTAATCAACTTCCTATTAAACATAATCAAAAGAAACCATTCGAGCCAGGACGATATGGTAAAAACTGGGGATCTATTAAAGTAGAACTTGCTAAAGGAAACAAAGCAATTAATCCTATAGCACCTGCAACGCAACCTATAATCGGTACACTATGTATTGGTAATATGAAGGTTGATATAACATTCTCTGAAGCTAATAGAATAGCTGAAGAATTACATGATGCAAAGCACAGATATAATGTTGCTAGCAGATTAGGAATGTTAGATGCCAAGGACGGCACGCCAGATGTATATAGACAATCCCAAGCTGCAAGAAGCTATTAAAAAAAGGAGTTACAAAAAATGACAGAACTATTAACATTCGCATTAGGTTTATTATTAGGTGGTATATTCATGTTTATCTATCTTTGGAAACAAGGATCTAACTTGAAAGAACTACTAGCTGATAAGATGGTTACTAATAAATTATTGAAAGATGAAATTAGCAGTAACGGAAGACCAAAGAAATCTTGGAACAATAAGTCTAAGAAAAGATATTATGGCAATAAGAAAAAAGCAACAAGCTCAAAGTCTTAATACTGATATTCAGAAAACAGTCTTGGATATATTAAATTCAGTTGATAATATAGATCCTAAAGATTTATCTAAAATAACAGTTGAGAAGTTCGATAAGATTCTTTCTTTAATTTCAGCAAACATTAAAATGTCCGCTGGTAATAAGAATTTCGATACTAATGAATTCAGAATAGATAAGTCTACAGTATTTAATTATAAAATGAAATATTCAACGACTGGTAATATTAGTAAAGAGGATATTAATTCGTTAAATTTGTTTTATCAGAAACATAAAAATTTAACTAAAATCTTACTTGCTATTTGATATTTATACTTGAATCGCTATTACTTATATTAGCTGCATTTATGGACCCGGGTTCGATTCCCGGCATCTCCACCAAGGTAAAACTAACAATATGGGGATGATCGGCTTTGACAGGATGTAAGGGTGTAAGGAAGATTCACACGCAATTAACTGGCGCACAAGTTGAAATGGCGATGGCTGCCTAAATAGGCCCCCTGACCCCACGGTTGAAGAAGCACACCGTCTAAGCTTCGGAGGTAAGAGGTTAAACAAATAAAAGGAGTAACAATATGACAGATGATGAACAAAGTAAAGTTGAAGCATTCATGGAAGGTTATATGTTAGATTTAACTTATGATATAGTAACTAAGAAAGTTCTACTATCAGATCTAGTTAATTCTGATGACGAGGTTATATTGAGTTACGACCCTTTTTCAATAGGTGAAATAGACCAAGCATGGTTACTACAGGATCTAATAGATTACTACATAGAAACTGAAGAGTATGAGAAATGCGCTAAGCTATTAAAAATGAAAATAAAAGTTGAAAGAGGGTTATTAGATTTGAGTGATCGTATATATTTAACAGATGAACACTTCATGACTGAAGAACAAGATAATGTTCTTGAAAGTTTAATAAACGAAATCTTAAATAATAAGTTTAACAAAAATTAGGAGTTATATTATGAATCAATTGATAAAAGAAAAAATTGAAACAAAGTTGGAAAAAGTAATTGCAATGGCAAAAAGACAAGATGACATCATTCTAAAAAGAGGCGATGTTATTATGGATGTGAGAGCAACACTATCTCATATTGAAAAAGAAATAGAAGAAGTAAAAAGTCTAATACGAATAGTATAATGAAGAAAAGACTCTTTCCATTCTTAATAGCTTTATCAGCTCTATCAGTATCTGGTAGTGCTGCATTCTACTCTGTGTTTGGTTTGAGTAAGCTATTTGCTGGAGCTTCTCTACAAGTAATTATAATGGCTGGCTCATTAGAGTTTGCCAAACTAGTTACAGCATCATTATTATATCAATACTGGGGAACAATAAACAAATGGCTACGGTTTTATTTAGCTGTAGCAGTATTCGTTTTAATGGTAATTACCTCTGGAGGTATTTATGGATTCTTATCTGGTGCATATCAAGAGACAGCAACTAAGTCTGAATTCTTGGATAAATCGTTAGCTGTATTACAAACTAAGCAAGGTAGATTTGAAGAACAGAAAACTGATCTTAATATAGAAAAGACACAATTGAATAAGTCTATAGCAGATTTAAGAGTATCGCTATCAAGCCCTACCTCGGTATCTTATTGGGATGAAAATTCTCAATCTGTAATTACAACAACATCTAGTTCTACTCGAAGAGCATTACAATCAGAATTAAAAACTACAATAGTAGATAGAGATAATATAAATCTAAAGATAGAAGCTGTAATGGATTCAGTAATGAGAATAGATACAGAACTATTAGAATTAGAAATTTCAAACGAAGATGAACGAGAATTAGGCCCCCTAAAATATCTATCAGAAACGACAGGTAAGGATATGGGACAAGTAGTTAATTGGTTCCTATTGTTAATTATATTTGTATTCGACCCTCTGGCAATTGCATTAGTAGTAGCAGCTAATTTTGCATTTACAAAAATGACAAAATCAGAACCAGAAGAATTTGTAATAGAGAGCAAACCTAATGTAGACTTCGATGGGCAGGTTAAGATGTCAAAGCCAGACGGTTTAGAATTTGATACACCTTATACTCTAGACGAAGTAAAAGCAGCATTTGAACCAAAGATGTACGAAGTATATGGAGAAGATATAAGAGATGACTTCTCCAAGTTAAAAGCGAGGTATAGAAAACAAGCAACAATACCCAACGCAGAATTTGAAAAATTAATCAATAAATATTATAAACATGGCAAAGAAAAGTAAAAAGATAACAGTAGTAAATCAAGACTCTGAGTATATCATAGAATATAGGAAGGGTACAAAATGGAATCAATCACCCGAATCGATTTATAGATATATGTCTTGTAAATTATGCGGACATATGACAGTAGTAGGTGAAGATGCAACAGCAGTTACATGTCACCATTGTGTAAACGAAATGGTAGAAGCCCCGCAATTTTCAGCAAGAAGAATTAGCTCTGGTCGTCCAGCTGGATGGCATTTTATGGCTGAGTACGTAGACAAGGATGGAAACGTATTCCATAAGGGAAAAGAACAGCCCAAATTAAAAGGCACTATTGAACCTTCGGTAATAGAGAAGAAGGAAAAGATATCTAAAAATGAAAAGGCAGCAATGATTACAGCTGCAAACGTTAAACTTCATAAGCTGAAGAAACAACTGATAAAAGCTAAATTGAAGAAGGATATAAAAAGACTTAAAAGAGAGATTGCTAAATTATCAAAGATAGGAAGAGGAAAAATACCTAGATCTATGAGATATAAGCAAAAAGATTTGGATAAGTCATAAATAATTGTTATATTGTATACTAATAGAAACAAACACTTATTAGGAGATTACAATGGCAACGCACGACAAACTTATTTACTATAGAAGCGAATTTAGTAGAGAAGCAAAAAAGATTGAAATGGAGATTCCTCCGAATTTAACGATAGCAGAATTTAAGATTGTATGTAGAAGATTAGCTTCTTCTTTAGGATACGCACCTGAATCTGTAGCAAACGAATTTGGAAAAGACAAAGAAGTTGGGAACGAAAAACAATTAACTTTATTATTTGATTAATATGAAAGACTCGGTACAAACATTTTTATACATAGCTATAATATTCTTAGGATCAATTTTTACTCTCATATGTTTATGGGACTACGAAGAACAAATTAAAGACCTAGAAAAAGATTTAGAAACTCAGGTAGATAGTCTTAACTGCACTATAGATAGTTTACTATTGGAGATAGACACTCTTACATGGAAAACTGAAATATGGGACTTTAATATAAGATTCAACACAACACATTTACTATCAGCAATAATATCGGTTGAAAGCAGAGATAACGATTCTGCTCATGCTGTAGGAGAAGATGCTGTAGGATGTTTGCAAATTAGAAAAACAATGGTAAACGACGTAAATAGAATATTAAAAAGACAAGGAAGCGGTTTAAGGTTTACATACGACGATAGATGGATGAGAACAAAGTCTATTCAAATGTTCGATATATATTGTAAGCATTATGGCTTAATCACTGCAGAGGAAATAGCAAGATGTTGGAACGGTGGACCTAGGGGAATGGATAAAGAAGCAACCTCATATTATTGGGAAAAAGTAAAAGAAGAATTAAACTCATGAATTTAACAGAAGAACAAATAGTACAAAATTGGAACGACCTAAAGAAAGTTATCAATGATAATTTTGAAGGTGAAAGAAATAAGAACTTGAATAAAATGTATGACGCTTTATCAGAGAGAATGATGTTAGCACCAGCTTCTGGTATAGTTCACTATCACAATTGTTTTGCTGGTGGATATGTAGACCATGTGCTTAGAGTTATTAAATGCGCCAAACATTTACATTGTATGTGGAGAGATATGGGAGCAGAACAGAACTATACAGAAGAAGAACTTGTATTCTCTGCATTGAATCATGATCTAGGTAAAGTTGGAGATATGATTAATGATTATTATATACCCAACCCTTCCGAATGGCACAGAAAGAACCAAGGTAAACTATATAAGTTTAACCCTGAATTAGATTACATGTCGGTACCAGATAGATCTCTATTTTTACTAGCTCAGAATGGTATTTCATATACATACAATGAAGCAATAGCTATTAGATTACACGATGGTATGTATGACGATGCAAACATTCAGTACTTAAAAACCTTTAATACTGACAAAGAAATAAAAAGTAATTTACCAACAATTTTACATCACGCTGATCACATGGCTTCTAGAATTGAACATGATAATTATGTAAAATCTGCTGGTAATAATCTTAAACCTCAACCTAAACGAAGAAAGACTTCTCCTAAATTAAATGGAGCAAGCGATTCAGCAAACGATTTATTCAAAGACTTTTTTAAGGAGTAAAATATGATATTAGATATTATTCTAATTTGTATAATCGCCTTTTGCGGTTTTATAGTGTATAGACAAGATCAAACTATAAAGAAGCAAATAGATTATATAGACGAAGTAGAATTAAAGCTACTAAACAATTTCAAAAGTATTTCCGAATCTCACAAGAGAATGAAAGAGATAGACCAGAAGGGCGGATTCGAAAGCGATGACGAAGTAGGCCAAGTATTCACCGGCATCAAAGATGTAATAGAAGATTTAGAGAAAGATATAAATGGATAACGAAAGCCCAGTAGATTTATTTTACGAAGAATTAGCAAAACCAAAAGAAGTAGTACTAAATAAGAGAGGTAGACCTAGAAAAACAAAGATGTATTTCACACAGGTTACAGAAGATGCAATTATTGCATATAATAATGAACCTAGTTTAAGAAAAAGAAATCAAGTTTGGAATGAACATATAAATCATGCAATTTTCAAACTAGCAGAAAATATAATTAATAGGTTTAAGTTTATGTATATGGATGGCGGAGTAACAGAAGTAAAATCTGAAGTTGTATCATTCCTTTTAACTAAGCTGCCAAAGTATACAGCAGATAAAGGTAAGGCTTTTTCCTACTTTTCAATAGTAGCAAAGAATTACCTAATACAGAATAACAATAAAAATTACAAAAGATTAATAAATAAAGCAAGCGTTAACCACATAGACTGGCAAAGAAACATTGGTAATGAGATGCATCTTAACAGGACTCATGATGGCATATTAGACTTTATGGATCAATTTATTGAATGGTACGAGGGAAGAATTGATGATAAATTTAGACTAGAAAGAGATAAAGCAATTGCTTATGCTGTTATGCAATTGTTTAGAACTAGAGAAAACATAGAAACATACAATAAAAAAGCTCTTTATATTCTCATAAGAGAGATGACTGGAGCTAAAACGCAGTATATAACCAAAGTAGTGAAACAGATAAAAAAAGAGTATGAAACTCTCTACTTAAAATACCAAACCAGATAATTATAATAAAGATCAAAAGGTTATAGAAAAGGTTTCTAAAAAAGGTTATGGTATTAAACTCCGAAAGCATGTTAATTTTATTAAGAAAATAACAAGGAGAATTATATGAGAAATTTAATTTTAATGATGGCTTTAGTTTGCGGTTCATTCGCAACACAAGCTCAAACAAGCGGTGACTGGTACGTTGGTACTGGAGATGTAGCTAATACAGCATGGACTGAATGGTCTGTGTCACCAACAATTGGATATGGTGTTATGGACAACCTAATGGTTGGTTGCTCAGTATCTCAAGCAGATTCAACTGCTGATATGGATATTGACTTTCACGCAAGATACTTTGTAAAAGGATATTTTGCATATTTAGCAACGGACGGGCTTTCTACGGAAGGTATGTCTATTGGGGCAGGTAAATTATTTACCTTACGTAATAATATTTACGTTGACCCTAAAGTGGTTTACAACACAGGAGACAAAACTACGAATCTTACTTTAGGATTCGGGTTTAGATTCTAACGAACCCATAATGGGTCAACATGCTTTCGAATTGCAATTTTGCAACAGAACACTTATTAAGACAATAGGAGAAAACAATGGATTCAGTAATTAAATACGTAAATGGTTTCTTTGGTGGTTTAGGTACTATTATGATGGCTATCTTACCAGTAACGATTCTATGGCAAGTAC